TCTCCATTTCGCGGCGCTGTGCGCGGAGGCCCCCATATTCGGTGTCCGCCCCCAAGCCAAAGATTTCGCCCCCCCCCCTACCCCTAGCCGCGCCCGAAGCGTGGCCGCTGGGCAGGCTTGGCAGGCTGGGCTGGTATCGGCCACCCGTCAGCATCGCACCCGGCTACACGGCCCTGATAGAGGCGCGGGCGCATGTTGTGGTGGCGATGGCAAAGGCTTCGCAGGTTTGGCAGCGCATCGGCCCCGCCCGCGTCGCGCTGTTTGATGTGATCGACGACTGAGGCGCGGGCGCCGCACCCAGCTATGACGCATTGGAAGCTATCGCGGCGCAAAGCGGCGAGGCGCAGGGCCTTCCATTCGGCTGTTTGGTAGTAGGGGTTTGGCATGTAGTTTCCGGTCCCGACCATCACGGAAAATGAGAACCCTTGGCCCGTGTTAACGCTTTAGCGCTGGTCGAGGCGATACGCCTGCCGGGTCAAGCGCAGGAGACAGCCTCGGGCATAAAAAAGCCTAGCTGCCTTTCGGCGCTAGGCGCAACTGTAATCAATAAATTGCGCTTACAAGCCCTAGGCGGGCTTGTCAAGCATTTTTTTGAGCGTGCCGATCAACTCTTTTTCGTCCAGGCGCCGGCGTAGCTTCGGCATGATCCGCCCTTGCCACAAGCCAATCTGCAACTTGGTCCGGTATCGGCAGCGCCCCGCGCGCCCATTGTCGCACGGTGCCCTCAGCATAGCCTAGCTGGCGGGCAAGGCCCCGCTGGGTCCAGTCCAGCAGGGTCAGGCATTGCCGGAAGTGGGTGGGGGTCATGGGGCCTCCTGTTTTATTGGCAGAAGGCTAATCCCTTGCATTGCCTTTTGATGGATCGCATCCCGCGCCGCCGCACTGACGCGCAGGGCCTGCACCGCCTTCTGGCGTGGCCATACCGTCGTGCGGCTGATCGAGATGAGGTCGTAGTGTCCCACACTTGTGCGGCGCAAAGTGTAAGCGGTGCCAATGGCGCCGTGCTTGTATGCGTTGGCTGTCGGACCGCCGCTTTCCCGCACCACTTCAACCCCGGCCCGCGCTGATTTCGGAACGCCAAGGGCTTCCAGGCGCGCTTCGGCCCATGCTGCCGTCTCCAGCGCATCGCTGGCCTGCAAGGTAAAGCTCTCCGCCTTGCCATTAACTTGGATAAATTTATCCGCCAGCGCCCGGGCATTAGGCGTTTCATACCAAGCCGAACGCAGGTTTTGCCTGTAATTTTCGAGAGAGCGCTCTAGGCTTGCGCGCGTTTCTTTGCCAATCACCCCGGAAAGGTTTGCGCGATTTAGCATCGCCGTGGCGGCATCAATCTTAATTGATAAGGCTACAGCATCTGCGGGAATGCGAATTTTGGTCATCGGGTTATCTCCTCGTTGCCGGGCTTGATTGCCTCGGTGCAATCCTTATACGCAATTCGCGCATGGGATGCAAGAGAAAAAACGCATCGCGCGCATTTTTTTCACATGCCCCAAAATTCGGCTAGGCGCCTTAATCCCGCCCGCACCGCTGCAGGATGTTCGGGCGTCAGGTTCCAGCAGATCGCCAGCTTGACGGACGATCGGTGCAGGTCAAGCACCTCATCCGCCTCGCGTAGCTGCGCCAGCAACCACACCAGCCTATCTCCAGGCCCGGTATAGCCGCCACCGCCTATGCCGGCGCCTCGCGGCTTACCCTCGGACAATAGCGCCGCTTCCTCGCTCCAAAGGCTGTAACGGTCCGCCGCTTCGTGCTCGGCGTCTGTGAGCCTGCCCTCGCACCATTCGGCGTGATACCACACCCGGACGCGGGCGCCTTTGACGGTGCGGCTTGGCTGGTCAGGATCGGCCCGGTAGCCGACTGCCACGTCCCCGCGCGCCACCCGGACGGATGGGCCGAGGTCAGCTTCGGCGCCTTGCGGGGGGCGTTTTTTGGGCTTTGGCATGGCGATGGCTCCTCTCATGGGGTGTTACCGCGCAAGCGGCTCGCAAGGGCGTTGTAGCGGGCGCTAAGCCCCTCCAGGTATTCCCGGCCCGGCTGGTCTAGGTGCGGGTGCTGTAGGGCCTCCTCAGCGGCTCTGGCGCGGCGCAGGCATTCCTCGGCAAGTGCTTCATCGGCATGGGCGCGCGCCACTTGGGCAGGGGTCATGTCCATCAGCGCCACCGCTTGCCGTGATGCGGTGCCCGACGCGGAATCAGGCGGGCAGCAATGGCACTCGTCAGGCCGGCAGGCGGGTGCGGGTATTCGCCCTGCATTCCGCCTTCCACCCATGCCGCGTGTTCGGCGTCCCATGCGTCGAAGGCAGCCTTGATGCTGGCCTTGGTGGGGTATGCGCTGGCAGGGTCTGGCGCCACCTCGCAGGGGGCGGAGGGGGCGGAGGGGGCGGTGCGAGGAGGGACTTTTTCAAACCTCCCCACCTGCGCATATGCGCACGCGCCCGTATTTGTAAAAGGTTGGGAAAACTCCCCATCGCACCGCCCCCTCCGCCCCCCTGTCGGGTCAAACAGGTCAAGCTGGGATTTAGAAATCATCTTCCATCTCCTTCAATTTAATGCCGCCTACCCAATCCTGCCCCCGGACACGGCGACGGAATAAGCCCTTGCGGCGATTGATATTTTCGGCAAATTCTTGGTTGCTCGGAGCGTGTTCCCCGTTCGCTTTGGCCCAATTCCGAAAGTCGGAATAAAGGGCGCCAGGCCGCGCGCTGAAAGTTGCGTCAAGGGCGCACCGCTCCGCAATCCACCGACCAAAGGCGTCCTGCAGGTCGAAATACTCGGCTGTTTTTGCCGCAATGGCGGGCGCGGTGCCAAGGCGCTGCTGCTGCCAGGCAAGGCAACCCTCAATCATCCATTGCAGGATTGCCGGGTATTCTGCCTCTAGCCGCGTCTTTAAAGTGTGGTCAGGCTCTGCCGGCTCATTGTCAAAGGGCACGATCCGCAACCGACGTTCCATGGCCTTGCTCCGGCCCTTAAGTCGCGGCGCGTGGTTGCCGACAAACATCAGCTTGTATTGCGGCCAGTATTCGAAGGGGCGCCCGAATGGCTGGCGCGCGGACACTGGCGCCTCGTTGCCGGTTAATTCCTTAATCTGACTTTCTGCCCAAGCGTGGCCTGCCTCGGTTTCTGACGCGGTGACTAGGCGGCTTCCTGCCATGCGGGCGCGGTAATACTCCACGTTCATGCGGCTATCTGCGGTGAAGGCCCCCATGGGCGCCGCTACGGCATAACCGCCTAGGATCGTGGTGACTGTGGTCACAAACACGCCTTTGCCGTTCCCGCCGCTGCCGTACAGGAAGGCGAGCATTTCCTCTGTCACGTCGCCGGTCAAGAAATACCCGCAAAGGCGCTGGAGGAAGGCAATTGTTTCCGGGTCATTGGCAGTCGCTTCGATTAGAAAGCTGCGCCATAAGACGGGATCGGATGAAGGCGCGGCAGGGGCTATGAGCGTATTTCGGCTGATGTATTCGCCGGGCTTGGCATCTCGTTTCTTGCCGGTTTTTAGGTCCACCACGCCACCCGGAACGCCCAATAGCCAAGGGTCAGCATCCCAAACGCCATGATGCACCGCGATGCGCGTATCGGACTTGGCAAACTCTAGGACGTTGCGGGTGAAAGCCAGCTTGCCCATGGCCTTGCGCTCGCCTTCCGATATGCCGGGGGTCGCATGAAGGTCGCGCAGGAATTGCCGGGCACGATCATTGGCCTCTCCTAAACCGTCAACCGTCCACTTGCCCTTGCCAAAAAGAAACCATTGGCCTGCGGTATGGTCCCAAACCATCTTGCCTTCCTGCTTTGCCGCGAAGGCAAGGGCGGCTTGTTCTTCCGAGAAAGACATAATCCCCGCCTCTGACTTGGCAGACTTGGCGGCGGCACGTTGCTGGCGTGCCGACCCTGTGAGAGCGCGGTTCCAGTCATTGGGATCATAGTCTGACACGTCTAGCGTCCGGTTCGACTGCATCAAGAATGCGGCGGGCGGCTTCATGCTCGCTCGTCTCCCATGTAAAACTTGCTAGGCTTATGATACCGCGCCCCTTCGCGCCGTCCGTTTTCCAGTCGCATGAGACCGTGCAAAACCAAACAGAAGGCGCTTTGCGGTGCCGGCATAGTAAAAGGACTGGCCAATCGGCGCGATCTTCGCGCGTGTCTAGGCTCTCGCGCAAGGTGGCATATTCATACCAAAGCGGCGTTCCGATGCGTGGCGCCTGGAATATGGCGCGCTTGTATCCCATCGCGCTTAAGGCCATGGCTAGGCTATCGCGCGACATGCGCGCGTATTCATTGGCAATTTCTGCCGCCGATGGCGCGGGAAGCGGATCGTAAATTGATCGACGCTTCATGTCTTGCCTTGCTTCCATGTCTCAAAATGCGCCTCGCGCTCCGCGTCCTCTACCGGGTCCGGGACGCGCTCCGCAAGGTTGCGGGCGAAGCGCTCATAGAAAGCAAGGCGCTCTTCTAGGGTAGATGGGACGGGTTCAGGCATGAAAAAACCTCTTGACATCTAGGCCCGATGGGCCTATAAACGCCGTATGTTCAAGCCCGCAACCCGCCCCGCCCTTCCTGCCGATGCAATCGGCTTCATCGCTTGCCGTGACGACCGGCCCGAACGCCTGGCGCTGTTCAAGGCTGACGGCAGCCTGTCCAACACGTTCCGCATTGACGAAACGATTGACACGCTGCGCCCTGCCCTTGCGGCGGCTGGCATGACGGTTGACGCGCAAGGCATTGTTCGCCGTGTCGCCTGAACAATTCCGGGAAGCGATTGCCGCGCTTGGCATGAACCAGCGCGAGGCGGCAATGGCGCTTGAAGTGGATGATCGCACGGTGCGGAAATGGGCGCTTGGAGAGCGTGCCATCCCTGGCCCGGTCCGGGCTGCTTTACGCGGCATGCGTAGCCTCCGCGCTTGCCGTTGCGGCGATGGAAAGCAGTAAATCCCGAAACTCGGGCGGCGTGGCGTTGCGGATTGCCTTCTTGTGCTTTCCGCCAATCATGCTGACCATGCCTTTTCGGCGCGCGTATTCGTAGCCGTGCCGCTCAACCATTTTGGGGTCTAGGCGCTGTGGAAGCGTGCCCCAGCGCAATTCTGGCGTGCTTACCCCGGACGCATAAAGCCATGTCGCCTTGCGGGCTGGGTGGCCATAGTGGCCCTGTTCGACGTAACACGTCAGACCGCCAAACTGATCTGCCGGCGTCCACCCGCCCGACCTAACGGGGCGGTTCAACCCAAAAGCGCGCCATGCGTGACTATCGGCGGGATGTTCCAGCACGCCGCCCCAGTGCCGCACGGAGTAAAGGGCGTGGGCAAAGCACTTACCGTCATCACCTAGCTTGAATTGATGCGGCTTGCGCGGGCTTCCATGCCAGAAACGCCCCCACCGCTCGCACGGCGGATGCGCTACAACGGGCCAAGGCCCGGCATATAACCGCGCATCGCGCGCCTGGTCCCACGGATCAACGCCGGGAAGACCGTAATATGCGCCGCCTGGTTCTACATAAAGCGCAGCTATCATCTCACGTTCCATCCCCATTCCTGCAACATCAGCACCGCGTCATCCTGCGACCGCACAACCGCCACGTCATGTCCCATGCGGCGCAGCATGGCGAGGCAGTCATCTTGCGCGGCTGACGTGCGGCCCTTGGGAGCCTTCACCTCCAAAAACGCCACGCGCTTGTCAGGCCCGACAAGCGTCAGGTCAGGCCATCCGGTGATCATGCCTTCTGCCTTAAGCATCCTGCCGCCGATCACGCTGCGCTTGCCCGCATTGGGCGAATGTTGACACACCACGCCAGACAGGGCCAGGCGGCGCTTAATGGCGATCTGGATGGCACGCTCTGGCGCGGCGCGGGTCATGGTTCATCCCTCACATGCTGATAGCTTTCGCCGTTACGGATGCTCCAAATCACCTCTTGCGTCACGCCGTAGTGTTTGGCGAGTTCCGGCCCGGATATGGTGTTGCTGCGAATTTCCCGCACCTGATCATCAGTCAGCTTGCGGGCGCGTTGTGGTGTTGCGCGGTTCATCTCTCTTTCTCCCTTTCCTTAAACTCCGCCACTGTTACGCAATCCGTGACATGCAGCGATTGCCCGTCTTGTAGCCCTTCCCTCATGTATGCCTCTGCCGCCGCGCATGTGCGATGCGCGACATGGCCCTCCTCGCACATGGCGCCATCGGCTGGGCATATTAGGAATAGCAAGATGAAGGCGGCGGTCATGCGGCAGCGTAATCAAACAAGCTTTCTGCCGATTTCTCTGCCACTCCTATGTTGCGGCAGGCTTGGCGAAAGTAGCTGTCCTTCAATTCGACGCCAATAAACTTGCGCTTCAGCTTCATGGCGCAAAACCCCTCGCTGCCAATGCCCATGAATGGGCTTAGAACCGTATCGCCCGGATTGCTCCAAAGGATCAAGCTGCGCTCAATCACGTCAAGCTGCAGCGGGCAGAGATGCTTTTCGTCTTGCTGATCCTTGGCGGCCTTCACATTCAAAACATTCGTTTGATCAATGGTCATCCAAACAGGCGAAGCCCATTCCTGCCACTTGTCCAACGGTATCTCGCTCGATCCGATATTCTTACGGGGTCTTTCTAGGCGGCTGGCCGTATCATGGCCCATGTCATGCACGATTGGATCGGCATTGTCGCCCGGCTTGCGGAAGATCAGCAAATAGTCAGGAAGCCCAACGCGCGACTTGCTGCTGTCCTTGATAAGCTGGCCATACACCAGCCCGACTGCCTTGGTGCGGGTCATTTCCACAACCGGACACTTCCAGATTGTCACCCGCGCATGGTAAATCCATCCGGCTTCCTCATGCACCTTGATAATCTGGCCGGGAAAGTCCTTCAAGCCAACATGCCCATCGCGCCATTTTGTCATCGGTAGATCGGTGCAATGCACGGCAGTTAGGCGGCCAGGCTTAGTCACGCGAAACTTCTCTTTCACCATGTATTGATAATGGCGCTCAAACTCTCCATCCGATGATGAATTTCCCATATCGCACTCGCTCTCTGAATAGACAAAAAGCGACCCGAAAGGCGGCGAATAAACCGAAAAGCCCACGCTTTCATCCGGCATCTGCCGCACCACGTCCACGCAATCGCCATGGATGGCCTGCCAATTGTCGCCCTGACTGCTGTTCAAACTCATGAAAGCCACGATGCAAACTCCCCTTTGTGTGTTGGTTGATACGGAACTCGCACGCCAGCATCCTGCGCCATTGCGCGGCGCATGGCGGATGACATTGCCTGCTTCATCTTCGCGTGATCGGCGCTCTTTCGATCAATCACGCGACCAATCTGATCTTCACCCTCTGCCACGATTAGGTGGCAGTCCACCGGGCGCTGCTGGCCGTAGCGCCAGCAGCGCCTGACTGCCTGATACCAAGCCTCATAGCTGAATGACCGCCCGGCAAAGATCATCGTCGCGCAATGCTGCCAATTCATGCCGAACCCTGCCACGCTGGGCTTGGTCAAAAGCCATTTCACTTCGCCGGATGCAAACGCTTCAAGCGTTTCTTCTTTGCGCTCAATCGGATGAGAACCGCGCACCTCCTGAATTTCAGGGATTTCCGCCCGGATGGCATCGGCCTCATAGTCCGTATCGCACCACACCACGCAGGCATCATTGGCCGGCATGATCGCCGCAATGGCTTGCGCGCGGGCTTGCGCGGTCTGGCGCTTGGTTTCGTGAAGCGTGGTTGCCGATAGATCGCCCATGAAAAGCAACCCGGCAGGCGCGCGAATATCGCCCGCCGCCTTGTGGCGATGCACATTCAAAGGCGGCAAGACGTATTCGCTGGCATCATAGCCGAAGTCCGCCGGAGTTTCCGCCATCCGGCACCAAGATGCCATCCAATCCCAAAAAGCCATTTCGGCGTGCTTTTTCAAACGCCATTGCTGCGATGCCTGCGACGTGTCGTTAATGAAAAACCGCGACAACATCTCGTTTCCGTTCATAATGCTGAGAAACTCTGAATGCTGCCCCAATTCCATGTGATCATTCGGCGCTGGCGTTGCAGTCGCAGCGCACCGAAAGCGATGATCTTTGAATGCGTCAATCAGGGCGCGCGTTGTCTTGCCGGTGAAGCTCTTTAGGATGCTGCTTTCATCAAGCGAAACCGCGCCAAACTCGTCAAAGTCCAGCCGGTCAAGCCGATCATAGTTGCAGACGTTAATGCCGTCGCGCGCATCGGCTTGGTCGCGTATCTGCTGCACCTCATAGCCGCGCGCCTTGCCTTCACGCACGATCTGCGCCGCAACCGCCAAAGGCGCCAGGATCAGTGCCTTGCCATTGCTTGCTTCAATCGCATGGCTTGCCCATTCAAGCTGCGAGAATGTCTTGCCCATGCCTGTATCAAGGAACAAGCCAAACCGCCCTTGGCGCAGCCCGAACGCGATACAGTCGCGCTGGTGCGGCTTCAAGTCCGAGTGAAGATCGGGCACGCGATCAAGCCCGGTTGCGTGCGCTGCAGGACGCTTTGCCGCTAGAAATTCCGCATATTCGGTTTGCATTCTTCTCTCCTCTTATTGTTTGATGTTCTTTTTACCGCCACGCGCTCGGCGCTTGCCAGCGCATCCTGCCCGCCGCCGTATCCGCCGCGCGTTGCGCCTTTCGTGCCGCCTCGGCTTTCGGGAGCGGTATCAGGCAAAGCGCATAGTGATCAGCACAATATGGCGACGGCGCGCCGTTGTCGCGCGCAACGCATGGCGCATCGCAAAAGCGATATGCGCGGCGGTCATCGCCATAGAGGTATTGGCATTCCGTCCCGGAAAAGACTTGGCGCGGCGCTACATCAGCGCACGCGCCGGGCAAGGTTCGCTCAGGCTGAGGAGACACCTGGCGCTCGACTGCGGAGTAGGCGCCGCAGGAGACAAATGCGGCACTTGGCCGCGATGGGAAAGCCGCCCGCATATCAGAGAGTGTAGGGGGGAGTTCTCGATTACTGCGGGCGGCAGGCCGAGACACCACGTCCCGGCTTTTTCGTTGCGCGCTTGCGGAAAGCGAGTGCGCTAATCCTGGATCACGCGGCGGCAAGCCCAATTCGCGCGCCACGTCTTTGACGCGCCGCTGGCCCAATCCCGTGCATTGCATGATGCGCGCGAAGGACGCCGTTCCCCAAAGGTCGCGCACGATTTCGCGCTGCTGATCCGTAGTAGGTTTGACGCTGGCATGATACGCATTGGCAGGCTGGCGCCTAGGGAAGCCCTCGCGATGCGCTTTGCCAACGACTTGGTTTTTATTCAAGCCCATCCTGCAACCAATCTCAGTTGCAGTAAGGCCCTGGTCCCAAAGCTGGCGCAGCAATGCCACGCGCTCGCGCGTCCAATCGTGATTAGCCATCATTTCGGCTCCCAAGCGCGGTCGCCTAGCCGCTCAAACCAGCGCGCGGTGGCGCGGCAGATTTCGCACATATCCCAACACCGGCGGGCGATGAATTGACGGATGCGGCGGCGGATCATTTGGCTGGCCTCCATTCCAGGGCCTCGGCCAGCGCCAGGCGCGCAACCCGGCGGCGCAGCATGGCGCGCAGCCGCGCATGATGCTTATACGGGACGCCTTGGTAGCGCCAGTTGCAAACGGCATTGGGACGGCAGCCTAGCGTTTCCGCCAGTTTTCGCGTGCCGCCTGCCAAATGGATGATGTCTGAGACTGTCATGGCCGGAACCCTAACCCCACCGCGCGGCGCTTGTCAATCATAAAAAAAAGCCTTGTGCATTTATTTTATGATTGACAGCCGCACCGGCAAGGCATAGGGTTACGCCATCGCAACCCGAACAGGAGACCCGCAATGCTCAAGCTACTGCCAATCCAACCGCCCGAAGCGCCAGCCAAGCACGAAGCATTGGTCAGCTTGGCGGGTTATCGCGCCCGCCTGGAAAAGTGCCCGGATGACAAAAACGGTAACTGGCATGAAGCTGCGACTACGGCTTGGACCTCGATGCTGGCTATTGAGAGCATGGTTTCGCGCTTGCTGGAAATCAGCGCCGCCGCGCCAAGCCAAGACGCCTCCGAGGCGATTGATTATGCGATTGACCAGCTTGTTGAAGCGGCTGGCACCGTGACCGCCGAAGCCGAACGCCGCGCTGAAGATGACGCGGTGAACGGCGCCTTTTATCGAGAGATTGATAATTGGAACATGCGCCGGGGTGGCGCGCAATGACCCCCGAACGCGCAATGTGGTTTGTGATCCTGGCGCCGCTTTGCCTGATCCTGGCGCTGGCGCTGGCGATTGGCCCCGGCCCTGTCAATGCCGCCTTTGAAGCCGTGTTTGACGGTATCGCATGGGTGGTGCTGGTTTGGCTGGCGATGCTGGGGTTTGTGTGATGACCGCCGCACAAATCGCAAACGTGGCGCACATCCATGCGGAATACCTGCTGCAAGCGCGCCGCCTTGAAGCCTCTGCCGACCGGCACGAAGGCGCCGATCCTGACCGCGCATCACAAGCGCGCGATGACGCCGCGCAATGCCGCGCCAAAGCGTCCGCATTGGCCGCGTTGCTGCAAGCGGCGGGCGCGCAAGTGCTGATCCCTGAGCCGGGGCAACTTTCACTTTTTGGAGATGGACAATGAGCCTTATTACAATTCTTCCAGAAATAGTTGACATTCTGCACAATCTAACCACTCCGCAAAAGGTGCAAAGGGTGCCTTTCGACGTAAGGCTCAAAGTTGCTTATCGTTTGCACAATCTTATTACCGCGCCGAATGGTTGGGCAGTGTCTGATGAACCTTGGGCGCTAACAGATATTGGTCGGCGGGCGATGGGGTATACACAATGACCGCTGAAGAAATCGCCGCCACGCTCCGCGAAGATATACGCGCCGTGCAGGTGCCTGCCACCATGCCGGATTACGACGCGCATCCGATGCGCTTGGCGCTGATAGATGCGAAGGTGGCCACGGCCAAAGCAGCGCAAGCCAATAGCTTTGACGCGACCATGTCCGCCGCAGTAGATGCGATTGTCGCGATGGAAGGCGCCGAAGCCGAAGCCAAGCGCGCGGTTGTCTATTGGACGCGCGTTCAGGCGGAATTGACACGCGGCGCAGCACAAGCCCGCGAAGCATTGCGCGTCGGCCTGGCCGAATGCGGCGACCCCGGCGCGGCCATTGCCGAAAGCAAACACCACCGCGCCACGCTGCGCTTGAACGGCGCCAAGTCGGCAGAGATCACCGACGAAAAGGCGCTGCCTGATGATTGTTTCCGCACCAAGCGCGAACCCGACAAGGCGCTGATCAAGGCCCTCCTGGTGCGTGGCGAAGAAATCCCCGGCGCAGTGCTGGTCACCGCGCCGCCATCTCTCGTGATAACCTCAAAGGAAAAATGAAATGAGCCTAACCCTTCACAAAACCTCGCTGGAGCCCACCACGATCCAGGAAGCTATGCGCTTCTCTGAAATCCTGGCAAGCTCCACGATGGTCCCGCGCGATTTCCAAGGCAAGCCCGGTAATGTGCTGGTCGCAATCCAATGGGGGCGGGAAGTCGGCCTTGGCCCGCTTCAGGCGCTGCAAAACATCGCTGTAATCAATGGCCGGCCTTCGATCTGGGGCGATGCTGCGCTTGCGCTGGTGCGGGGCCATCCTGACTGCGCCAGCGTCCAGGAAGGCGCAGAAGGCGAAGGCGACGCCCGGCATGGCTGGTGCGAAGTCACGCGCCGGGGTGAACAGCCCCAGCGCCGCACGTTCTCCATTGCCGACGCCAAGCGCGCCGGGCTTTGGGGCAAGGCCGGCCCCTGGACGCAATACCCTGACCGGATGTTGCAGCTTCGGGCGCGCGGCTTTGCTATTCGTGACGTGTTCCCGGATGCGTTGCGTGGCGTTTTAACGCGCGAGGAAGCGGAGGACACGCCGCCCGAACCGCGTCATGTGGAAAACCTCGCCGCCGCCGCTGCACCCGCCCCAGCGCCCGCCGCAAAGCCCGCTGACGCGCCCTTGTTGTTGATTAATGCTGACGCCAAAGAACACGCCTTCACAAGCATTGAAATGTGGCTTGCCGAAGCAAGGCGCGCGTTTTCAAAGCTTGCGGGCGATCCTGTCGCGTTGCGCGCCTGGGCCGATGCGAACGCCGGCGCCTTTGCCGCTGTAGCAGATATCTATCCCGATACGGTTGCAAAAATTGGCGCGGCCATCACGGATCGTCTGGAAAAAACTCTTGAACAGGAGCTTGCAGAATGAGTGGATACGATAACACAAACAAGGGCATTCTCGGGCGCAATGACCGGAAGACCCAAGACACGCATCCGGATTTTTCCGGCTCGATCAACGTCGAAGGCCGCGACTATTGGCTTTCCGGCTGGGTAAAGGAACGCAAGGACGGTTCCGGGCGGTTCTTTAGCCTGTCGGTCAAGCCGAAGGATGGCGCCAGCGCGCCAGCCGCACCACGCCCGGCGCCAGCTGATCTTGACGATCAAATTCCGTTTTAACGCCGAAAGGACATCGGCGTCATGATTAACGCCCCGCTTCGTAGCGCGACTTGCCGCATCGCGGCGCCACGCAGCGCGGCGCCACGCAACGCAACTCAACGATCCGACTTTCCCGCTGCCTCGGCGCCGGGATGGCCGGAAAACCATCCAATCACGCCTCGCGGCGCCTCGCACCGCAACGCCACTCGCCGCAACTCAACGCTAACCCTCAAAGGAAATGACACATGCAAGCCTCAGTAGCCCGCCTTACCATCACCGGATTGACGCCTTACAGCCAATCCCGTCAGCACGATGAACCAAAGCTTGAAGGCGAAAACCACGAAGCTTATGACGTCCGCACATGGCGAAGCAAGCTTTCCGTTGCTGTCAGAAATGACTTGGCGATCGTTGTGATCCCCGCGCATGGGCTACATCAATCCATTGCCGCCGCTGCCAAATACTCAAAGCGGCAAATTCCAGGGCAGGGCAAGGCGACTTGGACCGCCAAGTTTCTGTCTGGCATTACGCTGATGGAAGATCCGGCGCTTAACATTTCGCCGGATGCCGTCGGGTGTGTCACCATTTCCGCCAATGCTGACGGCATTCGCGGCAGTGGCAAGCGTGTCCCGCGCCGGTTTCCAATCATCCCGCAATGGGAAACGACTTTCGACGTTTATATCCTTGATCCTATCATTACTCAGGATGTTTTCCGGGAAATGGTAGAGATTTCAGGCATGTTCATCGGCATTGGGCGCTTCCGTCCTGAGAAGGGCGGCACCAATGGCCGGTTTAAGATTTCGGCGCTGGCTTGGGAAGATAACCGAAAGTTAGCGGCGTAATGATTGTCGCCCCGCCGCGCAGCTCGTCGCCCCGCTTCGCATCGCGCCACTTCGCTACGCAATTCAACGCGCCTTTGGGCAGCCTGGAACCGCTTCTGCGGCTCCGGGGTGCCGAAGGGCATCAAGCGCAGCGCGCCTTATCGCTCCGCATCGCAACTCTGCGCAGCTCGGCGCATCGCTTTGCCTTGCGAGGCTTCTCGGCGCAACGCAACTCAACGTAATCTTGAAAGGAACCCGCAATGATACAAACTGAAATCTCGGCAGACGCCCGCGCGATTGCTGACATCCTTATCGCCTGCCCTATTGGTGAAATGATCAGCCTCGCCGCCGCGTCAAGCGCCATCGGGCGCGACATTACAAGGTGCCGCCACATTCTGGCCACCGCCCGCCGTGTCGCATTGCGCGAAGCCGGCGCCGTATTCAGCACCGAACCGCGCAACGGCTTGCGCCGCCTTTCGGCGGAACGCGCCACGGAAGTGATCGGCCCCAATGCCAGGCGCCATATCCGCAAGGCGGCGGGCAGGGCGCGCAAGGTTTTGATTGCCGCTACGGAGGGCGCGAATGACTTAACGCCAGACGCGCAACGGCGCCGCGCTGCGGAAATCAGTGCGCTTGGATTGATGGAGCATATTGCGCGCGACAACATGACGCGCCCAAGCGATGACGCATCAACGAAGCCCCTGCCAGTAGCGATTACGGCCCAAGCGTTTCTATCCCGCATTCAGGCCCGCACATGACCGGCGGCATATATCCCGGCCCTGGCCCTGATCGGCAGTGCCGGCCACTTAGGCGCAGCGATGCGCTGGCAATCTTGGCAATATGCGCGGCGATTGTCGCGCTGGCTGTTTTGGGGGCGGTGATATGAAAATCCGTGAAGGCAAGTATTACCGGACGCGGGATGGCGATGTTGTGGGGCCGATGCGGCGCACCAAAGACCAATTTTGGTATAACTGGCGGACCTTGCGGCTATTGTTTTTGCATTCCTGGAATGAAAATGGCGTTATATTTTCAAGCGGCGCCGAGCATGGCCTAGACCTCATCTCCGAAGTCTATGTCAGCGACACGCCGCCTGCTGATGCGCCAGCGCCAAAAACAATTCGGCTTGACCCGCGCACTGAATGGAAATTGTTTCGGCAAATGGGGCCGCATGAGTTGGTGACAAATGCGTCAGCGCCGATGCTGGAAACCAAAACCCTGCGCGATGAATTTGCGATGGCGGCGCTTACGGGATTGCTGGCGAACGCTGTTGATGATGGCAGTATGGGCGCTGAGGATTGGGCCAGCGACGCATACCTTTTTGCTGACAAAATGATGGAGGCGAGGAAGAAATGAGTATCACGACAGAAGAAGCGGAACGGCTGGCGGATAGGGTTGAATGTGTCATTGGGGTTGGTGAGGCAGACGCCATCCGATCCCTCGCCGCCGAGCGTGTTGCGCTACAGGCCGAGAACGCCCGACTGCGGAAGGCGCTGCGTCTTGCGATTGATGCCATCGAGTTTTGGACGGCTGACTTGCAGAAATTGCGCGCCGCGCTGGGAGAAAAGGAATGAGAAAGGAAAAAATCATAGCGGCCAAAGCTGAAGCCAAGCGGTTCCTTGCGCGTGTGTCTGAATGGGAGAAAGCCCAGGGCACTTATGAGGCGCACGGCCATACCTTTGACAATCACACACCAAAACAATGCGGATCGTTGCGCCGTGCCAGCATGGACCTAACCCGCGCGCTTGCTGAAATGAGGAAGCCATGAGCGACAACAACGGCTGGACCGGCAAGCCTGGGGTGCCGCTGAACCCGGAATGGGATGGCGCGCATCATTGGCTGTCATATGAAGGTGAAGAACCTGGGCTGTACGAGTGGGATGGAAAGTATTGGAAGATGGGCGGCGGTCATGCACCGATGGACTATGTGGTAGATCATTTTACCTATATCGCCCCAGCCCTCACGCCTGCCGAAGTGGAAGCGCGCGTTGCCCAAGCCCGGCGCGATGCGCTGGAAGAAGCGGCGCGGGTGGCGGAAGGTAAGGTCTA